GTATGCCTTTTTCAAAATTTACTTCTGCAAATAAATATTTTTGACCAAAAGAATTATCTTCTTTTAATGCCCAATAAATATTAATACCTGATTGTCTAGGTTTTTCTGGCATCCTACCTGCTAATAAAAAATATGCAGGTCTTTTAAAAATATTAGAAGTTCCTGCTCCAAAAACACCACTAGTCGGTTGCTCTATATCTCCTATATATACAGGATATGACTCTTGATTATCGTATACATTAGAAGCAAATAATGCATAAGTTGTATTAAACGTTGTAGAATAAACTGGTATATTAGAACGTTTATTTCCTTCTTGCACATCTCCATTTTCTGCAGAATCTTCATTAAACCAAGCATATACTGCAAATCCTCCATATCCATTTCCTATTGCCGAAGTATTATCATTTAATACTCCATGTAATCCTGCTTTTGTGCTTGGAGTACCACTATCTATCCTAGTACCAGTTACATTAGTTGGATATGTAAAACTAGGATTTAATACAATTTCTGTTTGTGCTAATGTTTGTTTGTTTAAAAATGTTGATGAGTTGTCTTTTACATCGTAAGCATATCCATCTGTTGCTATATATAATGGTGCTATATAAGCATCAGCTACAAAATAACTATTATATGTCTTTGCTATTTCATCGTCACTATCACTAATTCCGTCTCCAGACGCTAAACTACCATCTGTATTTCCTAAATTATAAGTTTTATTTATATATCCATACCATTTAGGAGTATTATTAGGTATACCTCCACTACCATCATCAGTTTTTGTAGCAGATAGTCTTATTTGTCCATCTACAACAAAACTATCAATAGATGATGCAGTAGAGCCATAACTAAATCCATCGTCTTTATCCCCAGTTAAATTATAAAAATCTACATTTTTTGCATTAGCATCATTAATAAGCAATAATTCGTTTGCAGCTATTGTTCCAGCATTATCTATATCTCTATCTAATGTTAGATAAGTAATACCATTACCTTTATTAAATACAGAATGTGCTTCTTGATAGTTGTTAGAACCTTTATAAACAGCAACAGAACCTAATGTTTTTAATTTACCAGGTACTTCATTGTCTAAACCATTTAATATTTGAAACTGATTGTCTGCTATATCTCTTGGATTAGTGTTGTTGTTCAGTCCTCCACTAAAATTATTTACGTTTATTGCTTTTTTTGGCATTTTTCGTTCTCTTTTTATTTAAATCTCTTTGTTTCCTAGTGTCATTCAAAGAGGTTCCTACCCAAGGTGTGCCAATAGAATTACTTGTTATTGGTTTTTCCATCTATTATTTCTCCCCAAACAGTAGTTTTACCGTCTATGATTTCTACTACCTCTACTTTAAATTCTCCGTTATCAAACCAATCAACAATAGCAAAAGCATGACCCCAGTTATGTAGTCTACCTTTTAACCATCTATTGTTTTCATGGTCCATCTTTTTTAGACAACCCATTGCCCAAGCACCAATGTTTCCATTTAGCTTGGTCAATGTGTGTCTTTGTATATCGTGAGTATGTCCATACATTACATTCTCACCGTATGTTTCTAAGTGCTTCTTTGCATGATATGTTGTTGCAAAAGCACCGTGAAAGAACGCTAACTTACCTATCTCTATAGGGAGGTTGTGTTCTTTGTATTTGTATCCTCTTTCCTTGATTCTACATTTTTTTTCAAAAGTATAATCGTTGAGATAAGGATACTTATTAGCAAAATTATCCAACCAGAGGTCGTGGTTACCTTGGAGTAAATACTTTTCTTTACATCCCACTTCTTCAAGCACTTCATCCCACTCATCTAATCCTTCATTTACTAATCTTATATCTTCTTCTACTATTGGAAGTTGAAACTCTAAAGGTGGTAACTTCTTGTCTTTATATCGCCAAGCTGATACAGACTCCCACTCTCCAACATCCCCAAGGTTTACAAACACCGTTGGTTTTATTTTTAGTACTGCTTGTTTAACACATTCTATTGCAGCTCTATCCTCTAGTGGATAATGCTGGTCTGGTATTACAATACCACGCTTTTTAAGTTTCAATGAAACCTCCTATTTTAATGCTTTTTTAACTTCTGCAAACAGCTTGTCGTCTAATTTATTTGAAGACTTAGATACTAAGTGTTCTCCTAAATGTAATACAATAGCTTTAAGCACTTTTTCAGTACCTAGTTTTGCAAGTAAACTACCTAATAATGGTCCCATTATTTTACCTCACAGTCTTTTTCACAAGCTTCTAGGCCTTTCATATATCCTTGATGCTCGATTATCATTTGTTTAACTTCTCCCAATCTACCTTGGGCCTCTTGTATTTCCTGTACAAGTGTATTGTGCTGTTCAACCATTGTTTCCATTTTAGTCTCAGCTTCTTGTCTTAGGTCTACGTTTTTTTCTTTTGCCATTTTACAGGTCTCCTATTATGTTATTAATTATTTCTTTTTTATTTTTTTAATTTTACCATTATGTGTTCTAGCAAATTTATGTGTTTTAGTCTCTCTTATAAGAGTTCCTTTATAGCGTTTGCCACCCCACAACCAGCTTACTGTTTTAGCCATATTACTTTTTCTTTCTTTTATTGGTTTTCTTTTTACCTTTTTTTGGTGGTCTACCTTTTTTTGTACCGTATGTACCTTTACCCATTGGCATAATTTCCTCCTACCATTTTACTTTGTTAGCCCAATATGCTGCAGACATTTTACCTTTAGCAATATTTTTAGCGTGTCTTGCTTTAAAACTTTTTCTTCTAGCGTTAGATTTTGCATCTTTCTTTTTTCCTGCTGTACTAACACCTTGTTGACCAAAACGTATTGTTTTTACTTTGTCGCCTACTTTTGCTACAACAACATGAGACTTTGTTTTATGTCCAGGCGTTCTTTTAGGTTTATTATAACCTGATACACCAGCTCTGGTAAGTCTAGAATCTTTCTTTTTAGCCATTACCCTTGTCCCCTATTTCGTTTTTTGTAATATTTTTTACTAGTTTTAGTTCCATATTTAGTATTGTTTGACATTCCTTGACGAGTTTTCTTCTTTCCGTTAGTATGTCTTTTAACATTATTTCCGAATACTCTACGCATGATGTCAAATATAAAACTTATTTTATTTCTTTCCTAATCTTATTAAATATTTCTTGTTCATCAAATCTCATGCTAATACCAGGTTCATATCTCATAACCTCTACACCTTCTTTTAAAATAATAATAGTAGGTACTACCTTAACTTTCCATTCTTTTTGAATTACAGCACCAATAGTTTTATTACTTAAATCTATTTCTGCTACATAACAAAGCTTAGATAGTTTTTCTACCTTAACTCTGTTTTGATAATTCCAAGATGCATTAACTTGCACTACTGCACATTTTTGCACGTTAAGTGCTTGTATTTCTTGAAAACTTTTTAAATTAACTGATTGCGAGTGCAATGACGATTGCAACGCAACAAGCCCAAAGAATCCAAAAAATAAATTGTAATATTTTTTCATCATAATGTTTCCTCATTTGTTATTCATATCTATTAAAGTTTCAGTAATAGCTCTTGTATCTTGTTTAATATCGTCTACTTTTTCTTCGAGTTTTTCAACTTTACTTTCAGTATTAACAATACTATCACGAATCATTTGGTCTTTCAAATCATATTCCATTCGTGATACTTCTGGTTCTGGTAATAGTTTAGCTTCTTCAATATCACCTTGAAGAGTAAACCACATACCAACAATCATACCAATAGATACAACTACACTAATTGCTGTTTCTATGCTTAGACTAAACTTAGTATCTTTACTTACTTCCATTGTTATCTCCTATAATAAACCTAATAAAATTGCTGCCAGTATACCAATACCATAAATACGTGCAATGTTTTGTTCATTTCTACGTACTCTGCCATTTTGCTCTTTTACTAATTGCTTTATCTCTTTTATATCATGATAAATATCAATTACTTGAGCTTCTATAACAGCAACTCTTTCAGCCATTTGTTCTCTGTATTCACTAACTTTCATTTATTTCACTATGTACTAATACGCCACCTGCGTAAAAATTATTATTTTTTGTTAATATTGTATACGTTTCCGTCTCATCTGGACTTAATAAATATAAATCTACTTTTCTTATTTTGTCCATAAATCTTATTTCATCGCCTTTCTTTATTTCTTCAGCATCTAATCCATACAATTCTTTCGTTTTTGCAGGGTCAAGACATACCATAGTTCCATCTGATTTATATATAGGGTGGTCTCTAGTAATAGACAAGCCCCTATTTAATGTAGATGTATTACCATGAGCATATGTTATATCTTCCATATCTTCAAAATAATATACAACTAAATCGCTATGATTTGGTTTTTCTATTTGCAATATTTCTACTTCTTCTATTGTATCAGTTTCGAAATTATAAGACATAACCATATCACCAACTTCTAATTCACTAATGTGTTTATAATAATCTTTACAATTAACTGGTACTGCTTCATGAACACATAACCCGCCAATATTTGTAACACTTGTTTGTAAAGTCATTGTAGTATTTGTAACACTATTGTTAGTAAATGTTATATCTCTCATAGCACTTTCTGTAACGTCTGAATGAGGTAAAAAACAAAACCTAGCATTACAAGTTACATTGTTACCAGTAAAATCAATACTACTATGTTGATTACCATTTAATGTTTTCATCTTACTATCAAATACAGTATTGCTACTATTTACACCAGGGTCACTTGTACCCAATGCTACTCTAGGACTACCTTTAGGAACTCCAGATGTTACAGAATTTGTAACACTCATAGCTCCACTAAATGTTCCAGTATTCGTAGTTAATGCGTGATTAGCAATATTACCACCTGGACTTAATCCAAAAAACCTAATTGTAGTATCACTCCAAGTACCAAAAGACGTTGCTCCTACAGCACTATGATTATAACTATAAAACTCAGTCATATTATGTGGAGCAGAACCATCTGGTCTATCACTACTAGCATTGTTAGTATTAATAGTTGAAACAGTTCCATCAGATAAATCTTTTAAAGAACTATTTGCTGTTGTTCCACTCCTACCAAATTCTCCATTAATATCATTAATACTGATTTGCCCTGAAGACGTAAGAGTCATTATGCGTCTTTAATTGCTTGGTATTCTACTAATTCAGCTTCTAAATCTACTAATTCAGCTTCTAATTTAGCTTTTTGAGCTTCTGCGTCTGATATAGCACTATCAACATCTTTTTGTTCTTCATAATCCAAAACAGTAACATCGTTACCATTTGCATTTTTCATTACTCTAGTATGTTTAATTGAAACCATTTTTGATGCTTCTGCTGCTGCAGCTTCTACTGCACTTATTACTTTAGCCATTTAACTTCTCCTTAAGTTCGTTTATTTGTTGTTGTTGTTCTTGTACTGCTTTTATTAATACCGAAGTAAGTTTAGCATAATCTACAGTTTTGTGAGTATCTTCACTATTTAATGTGTCTACTTCTACTACTACTTCTGGTATAATTTTTTCTATTTCTTGTGCTATGACACCAATATCATGTTGTCCATCTCTTTTGTCTATCCAGTCAAATGACACTGGTCTAATATCTAGCACATCTTTTAATCCGTAATTTAAATCTTTTACATTTTCTTTTAATCTTGCATCTGATGCAATAGTAGTTGAATATGCTACTACATCACCATCAAACAATGCATTACCACTAGCATCTACTCTCATACAAGTATCAGCAATAGGGGCAGTTGCACTATTTGCAACAGCTCCAGTTACTACATTAGCTCTACCCCAAAATAAATAATTATCACTAGATAGTAACATTCCATGTGTAGTAGAAGTATTACCGCTTGTTTTTAAATATGCATAATCGCCTAAAGCTGTTTGATAAGCATTATATAACACATCGTGCGTTTGCATTCCACTATTCCAAGTACCTACATATCGTCTTATTGTAGTACCATTGCTATTAACTTGAAACTCACTTGTTGCTCTAGCTTGTCCACTAGTTAATGTCCCACTAGCGTCTACTCTAAATTCTTCATTATTATTTACAATAACTCTTGTATAACTACCTGTTATGTCTATTCTGTGTGCAGTACCCTCTGCTCTTCTTAAGCTTAAATCTTGATTATAAGATTGTACAACACCTTCATCTACTGTTAGTTTTTTATTAAAATAAAAACTTGCTCTATCGGTTTCAATATGTCCATATCCACTATTTTTAGGTCCAAGAAGAATTTGTCCATTATCTGTTCTAAATGTATGTCCTTCACTACCTGAACCTAAAATTAATCTGTGATGGTCTTGGTGTGCGTCTCCACGTTCTTTATTCCAAATTGGAGAATATAAAGTTCTTTTATCTAACCAACCAAATCCATCAGTAGTAGAAGTAGTTCCAGACCAAGTACCTAAATCTGAAGAAGAATTATGTCCACGTAAAACATTTACATGGTAATGCATATAATATTTAGCCGCTCCATCATAATCGTCAATAGCAATAGCTATATTACCAGAAGAATTAACACCTATAAATTTTTGCAATCCATCATTCCCATTATCTACAATACTATATTCTAATGGTCTACCTGCTACTCCATCTTGCCCATTTACTCCACTATAAGGGTAAAAACATACTTTAAAATCTATTACTGAACCGTGTCCATAAGCATATCCCTCAAAATGAAGTACAGTCATTCTATTTGATGCTCTAGGTATATCAGTATTACATATAAAGGCACCAGTTACATTACCACTATTTTTATATGAAAAATGATTATAAGTATTTTTTTGCTCTCCACCTGTAGTATGTTTGCTATGTACTTGTAAAGCATCTAACATATTTACTGTACCAGTATTTGCATACATGTCAATATGGTTACCATTTCTACCTATGTATCTATTGCTATCATAGAAATATATATTTCCACCTACTCGCATGTGATTTGAAGTAGCACCTAAATCTAATTTAACAGTACTCCATGGACTAGTATGTCCAATAGCAACAACACCTACGTCATCAATAGTCATTCTTGGATTATTACCACCAGTACAAAAATCCATGTGATGTAAATCATTGTGGTATCTTATTCTTCCTGCGTCATATTGCCCATTATCTCCAAATACTAAAAATGCATCTGAACTTGCTCCTGCTTGTATAGCAATACCACCATTAGAGTTAGATACTGTTTGTATTTGATAACTTGTGCTAACACTTGATGCTTGTGTACCATCTTTATATACTGTTAATAATGCTCCAGGACTACCAGTACCAATTCCAACCCTATCGTTACCTGCATCTGTTCTAAATAAATTAGCGTTTCCATTACCTTCTACTCTAAAGTCTGCATCGTGACTACCTTCATTTACAGTTAATCCATATTGCATATATGTATTACCACTAACATTTAAATCGTTAGTTACTTG